CTATTTAGAAAAAACTGATATTGCATATCCTTATCAAGGTTAGGATGCAAGTTCATTTCATTGGCATAGAGGATAGTATCAAGATGTCCACTAAGACATCTATTAATAATATAAGGAGGATAATCCTTAATAGAGTCAGGATCATCAGTAGTTAAATCATCCTTATTAAAGTTGATGGAGTTTAACCAGTCTTTTAGTTCAGTCATCTTCATAAACAAATTCATCTTGTGGTGGCATCCAGATACCTTCTCCAGACATTTCGTAACCAGCGTCAATCATTTCTTGATAAGACATTTCTGGTTCCTTTGCTACTAGTTCAAGATACTCTTGAGGAATATGTTGAGTATCTGCATACTCATGATAAGGATCAATGTCCTTACCCAATGCAACATGATCCCTTAACAAGTTAGCATACTTTGGATCAGAACGTGCAAACTTTTGCTCATTCAATGTTGTGTAATGTAGAACTACAGGATTAAATGTTTCTTGATGCTTATGCTCCAAATAACCCTGAGTCACATCCTGTAAACCAAATAATCCATTTGATAATTCAAGACGACTGAATATAATCCAAACTGCATACTCATCAACTATCCTTCTATTGGGAAGAGGCATCAAGACTTGATTCTTCTTAAACTTCTCCATCAATTCTGATAGATCATCTAGTGACTCTACTATCTTATGATGAACATTATTCATCAGAACCACACCAAGACAATACTTATAAATCTCTACCTTACCACCCAGTTCATAAATGCAAACATCAACCAAATCCAACTGCTCTCTTATTCTTTTGCCACCACTAACCTTAGGATCATTTCTGAATCCAAACTCCTCTCTACCATAAACATCATGAACACAATAGGTATCAAAGAGATACTTAGGGTCATCATTAAAGATAGTATCAGAGTCAACGTATAGTATATTAGCTTCTTGTTCAAAATATTTTAAGTTATACCATCTATGAATAGACCACGCATTAAGCATATCATGATCAAAACCTTCTTGAAATGGTTCAACTCTTACTGAATACTCAAGAAAGAAATAAAGGGGAATAATAGAAGGATCATCACAAAAAAGATAAACAGGTATTTCATTGTTAAACTCCCTAATAGATTTAATACTATGCTCAAGTCGATGTAGTTCATGAGTATTGATATGATCAATATCACTCTTCTTATAAGAGTAAAAGATAATATCTTCGTGATCATTCTTACCACGAAACTTGTTTAGTTTTTCACGTTGGTTCATCGAATAATCTCCAAATTAGCATCTGGTTTCCATACTTCTAATTCAGTCCTGAGTCTACCCTCACGAGTTAATTTATCATATCTCTTGGATGCTTTCTTCTTCCACCAATCAATTGCTTGTTGAGCAGTGTGTCTAAAGTCTCCAAGATAATATCTCTTCTTTTCTGTAAGAGACATAGCATGTTTGATACATGCATTAAACTCTTCAAGCTTCTTGTTATCTTTAAGAGAGTTTTTGATAATAGAAATCATCTTACTCTGTATCTTAATCTTCTTAGAAGACTTGTCTGCAGAAATAAGACGTTCATTATTGTTTCTAATATTAAACCAATTGAAGAATTCACGGAATTCATCATCATGGAATAGTGGAAGAAACTTACTCTCAGTGTCTCCTATATGCCTCAGGAAGGGTTTCAATCCATCATACATGGACATTCCCTTAGTCGTACCATATAGAGAAGTGGTTTCAAAATACTTTAACTCAGTCCCATACTTATGATCGAACTGACTCTTTAGTTCATAAGATGATGCCAAAAGAGCAAGCAACTTACCACCAAGATAATTGTATCCAAAAGGTTGAGTAGGAACAATGTTAAAACCCATGACAAAATAAGGATTAATTTCTTTAAGAGGAACTACCCTATCAAAATAATTATTACGAGGTTTGCTATTGATTGTAGGAGAACCAAATCTAACAACCCCAACTATTTTCTTTGTATTAACTTCTTCTACTATCCATTTATGAGTGCGGCCTGGTATCGCTTCTTCTATAGCATTAGATGCAGTTAGGTTAAGTGTTTCTGAGTACAACCACTGATTATATCTAGATCTGGTTTTAGGATCTGTATCAACTACATGGATCTCAAACTCCATCTTATTAGGATGAATATGAAACGCATCAAAGAACTCAGTATCAGCACCAAAAAGTGATCCAGAACGGTTGTCCATCCTGTCCTTTTTTACATGTCTGAGATAGTCATCAATACGATTAAAGTTGGAATAGTAATTGATAAACCGATCAGCAGCATAAACAGCATCTGATTCAGTAAGTAACATTAATAATATCTATTATAGTCTCTACCAACTTCTACTTCAATAGTATCAAAGATTCTATTTAAAGAACGAGCAAATCCCCTATAACCAGTGCCAACATATAGTTGACCTAATACTACAGATGCTGTTGCAATACCCCAGAATAGATAATAAAATCTAGACTTAACTTGATTACGTGCTTTAGTAATCCTATCGCTCTTACCCCATTGAGGCAATGGTGGTAGTTGTGGTGAAGTCATTTCAATTTAGAATAAAGATCATTTAAATTCACACTCACACATGATTTCAGTGAGTGCAGCCAAGAGGTTAATTTCTTGGTCAGCAACGAAAGCAATCTGATACTGGTACTTGGCAATGATAAGAACAGCAGCAGGGATACTAGGAGAGACCACTGCGTCAGTGAGAGATTCGTAGACACGGCGTAAGATAACACTAGGATCGTTGTCAAGGTTACTAACAACCCATTTACGAACCTCAGTGAAGTTCTTCTCCTTAAGTTTCTTGATAAGTTCCGTTGTCTTGACATCACTAAACTCCGCTAGTATGGAGGACTCAATTGTACCGCTACTACTGTAGCGTTGACACTCATTTAAGACTCTCCGCCAATCTGGAAAGTGCTTGTTGATGAGTTCAACCAAGACTTTCTTGTCAGCCTGAACCCTTTCGGAGTCCAAGATTCCATTGAGTCTCTGGAAGAAAGCAGCTGCGATTGCTGGTTTTTGTTTTGCCGTGATAGAAAACTCAACGACGGCACAACGACTATGTAGGGGTTCGATGATTTTGTTCTTATAATTGCAGGTGAATATAAATCTGCAATTGTTATAGAACGCCTCAATGTTGGCCCTAAGTAAGAGTTGCACATCATGGGTTGTGTTGTCTGCCTCATCTATAATGATGACCTTGTGAGTACCAGTTGCTGAGAGAGAAACAGTAGAAGCAAAGTTCTTTGCCTGATTCCTCACTGTATCTAAGAATCTACCTTCATCAGATCCATTGATGATAATGTAATCTGATCCTAGTTGTTCACATAAGGCACGTGCAATAGTTGTCTTACCACAACCAGCAGGTCCAGCAAGAAGAAGATTAGGTATCTCTCCTTTATCTACAAACTCTTGGAAAGTGTTTTTAATACTTTCTGGAAGGATACAGTCTTGGACAACCTTAGGTCGATACTTTTCTACCCATAAAAAATCACTCTTCATAAGTAGAATCAGGTTCTAGAGCAATGTAGTAAGTTAAATCATGTTCACGACATGTAAACTTGGATAAAAGTTTTTGTGAAACTACTACATCATAAGAACCAGGAATCAATTTGATATTCTCAACCTTAAAGTTAAGAATAAAGTTACCTTCAGTTTCTCCTACAACAACAGCATAGTCATTAGAAGTATCATTCTTCTTGTCACGGACGACAAGTTTAACAACACCATTCTCACCAATGGCAGATAAGTCTGGTAACTGATAAACAGATGCTGCCTTAAGTAACTTATCTAATTGATCGGTGCTTAATTCAAATGATACATCCTCAGTAGGAAGTTCGATAGATTTCTCAGGAGGACAAACTATTACATTTGGATCTGCAAAGAAATACTTTGACCGAGATCTTCCTTCTTTGATGACAACAAAATTGTCATTTGCAAAATCCAAATCAGGATTATTGTGTAAGGACAGTCCATTCAAAAACTGATTCAAATCATAGATACCAAAATCTTTTGGTAACTCTTCATTGATAGTAGCCTCAGCAAGGATATTCTTCATAACTGAAATAGTGCGAAGAGACTTACCTTGCTTGAATAGGATAGACTGATTAATGTTGCTGAAGTTCTTCAGCAATGTCAAAGTTGAATCAGAAAGTTTCATAACCACGGGTCGGAGTTTCATTAGTTTGGCCACTGAAGTAGTACAACAGTAAGCAATAGTGCATTGCTTTTAATATATCTTGTTTTGCTTGTCCCTTCTTATCATACCGTGCAAGATACTTAATAGCATTAGAACGGCAGAAAGATTCTGCATCACCCACAGACTGAATCAGATCCAGTGTCTGTGTATTGTTTTGATCTGAGGTGTAGTGACCATTATATGTTGAAGAAACATAATTTTTTAGATCAACAATACTCTTATCCTCTTGATACTTTTGGGACTTGTATTTAAAATCAGGTTCTGGTTTTTTAGAGTTCATAAAATCGTTGAATGCTGAGTCACTATTGACTTCAGTTACCTTACTAGAGGTGTAATAATCACCGTGAATGACTTCTTTCTCTAACGATCCTTGTACCCTTCTGGTTACGGTCTTACCACCATCAGGTGATTCATAAACATAAGGAGGATAATTCCTTGGATCATCATGGTCATTTGGGTCTGGACCTGGATCTTTTTTAATGGGAGTATATTCATAACCCCCATTCTTTTTGACCCATTCAGCACCTTCTTCTGCGGAAGCAAAACTGTTCATAGGAGGAAAATTTTCGTCAAGTGTTCCATTCAATACATCATAAGCGAGACTCCAGGAACATATCATAACACCTCCTCCTGTGTAATGTCAACATCATTATCAACCTTGTCATAAAGATCCAAAAATGATTGCTTAGTTTCATCATCAAAACGATTCAAGCAAAGTTGAATTGCTTTGACTTTATCACCAAAGATCTTGTAGGCCTGAATGATGTGAACCAATCTACGAGTGCTGATGATCTCATCAATACCACCATCATAGAATGTCTTTCTAATAATGTCTGCCCAGTCAGCAAGACGAGCACAGAACTTATCATCCTTACATAACTTCTTAAGGATATTGGTTTCTGTTGCAGCAGATGGATACTCTTGCTCAAAGGTCAAAGCAAATCTTTCAAGGAATGCTTCATTAAGTACATTAGTACCAATGAACCTACCATCCTCAGATCCTTTACCCTTTGTATTTGCAGTGGCAATAACATTAAATCCAGGTGCAGGTTTTACTACCTTACCAATCTTCTTAAGATAAACTCCTTTACCTTCAAGTATGGATTGTAAGCAAAGGATCTTATTAGATGCTAGATCAATCTCATCAAGTAACAAGATTGCTCCTCGTTCAAGTGCTTCAATAACTGGGCCATTGTGCCATACAGTATCACCATTAACAAGGCGAAATCCACCAACTAAGTCATCCTCATCTGTCTCAACCGTAATGTTTACACGCACCAATTCTCTACCCAATTGAGCACATGCTTGCTCTACACCAAAGGTCTTACCGTTACCAGAGAGACCAGTGATAAATGATGGATAGAAGATACCAGACTTGATAATTTTCTTGAGTAAAGGGAAGTTACCAAACGATACAAACCTATCATCTTTCTCTGGTACTAGTTGCACTGCAGCAGGTGCTTCATATGCTTTCTCAATCTGCTTTACAACTTCTTTCTTAACCTTGAGTTCTAGATTGTATCTTCCTTTACCAACACGATACTTACCGATCCGTTTCATCACAGTTGATTCAGAAACTTTATGAGATCTGCAATATCCTTTAACGTCAGCAAAAGTAAACTCTTTACCAAAGAGGTTCTTCAAATCGTTGACGATCTTGTCCTCAGTCATGTTAGGGTCAGCAACGAACATAATGTAATTTGTTTTGATACTGTTATTATAGTGTCATTTACCACTCAACAGTATCTGGAGTGGACACTTTTTCAACTGTCACTCATTGGATCTCCACTCCTTTCTCATTTTAACATAAGAATTATTCTTGGCCACGATATCTCTAACTTTCTTAAAAATACCAGCAGATTGTGCATACTTGCTTGTAGCATGATCTGATTCCTGTGGACGCACATTACCTTCTTTATCATACTTTCTACCTGAATTATGATTAGCGTACCTTCTAGCACGAGTAAACCCCATCTCAAGGAACTTACGGCACATATCCATACCTATAAAATCTTTCTCATCCTTATAATCAAGATACATGGCAAAGATTTTGTTTGATGATACTACGGCCTCATCAGGAGTTTTGAATCTCCAATGAGCACAAATAAGGTTAGTATAAGGGCGTACCAATAGCACTCCTTGTTCTCCCCTTCCAATGCGATAAAGTTTGCGATTTTCCTCAACTGTAAAGTCAAGGGTCTTGTAATCAAGTTCATAATCAAATTCTTTCATAACCAATTAGGTTTTCTGGATGGGTCACGTAAATAATTAGATGCAGCCCAAGGTTTGCTGGCAATGTAAGTTTTGTAAGCAGTAAAAGTGTCAATGCTTGTGTCATGTTTATACTCATCAGGCATAGCACGAGTGAATGATTTAGGTGTGGTTGGTTTACGAAGAGGAATAATACTTGCTGCCTCTTCTATAGTTTTTTGACAACTGTGAATTTTATCATACCTATGTGTATACTCTTGACATAATCCAATACCATGAGCAACTAACCACCATGTATTAACAAGAGATTCGTTTGCCCATATAGTACAAGGATGATTGCGGAATGCACCCCTGTCTGTCCTGTATGGTTCACCATTGATACGGTGTATCTTTCCATAACCATGACCCCACTTGTCAGAACAAATGAGAGCAAGCATTTGACAGGTCTCTAGTGGCATCTTGACGATATGTTTATCAGGTAATACCTGAGCAGACACATAGGGTGATGGATCAGTTACAAAAATGTTCATATATCACAGAGAGGATGTTGGCTTGGTTCTTCATCCTCTTCTATAATATACCCTTCTTTCTTGAGTTTGTCATAATTGTAACAACTCTTAAAGTTTAACTTGACTTTTGGTTCCTTCTTCTCTTTCATGCTACTAACTCCACAAATTCAGATAGAATCTTACGATTGAACTTCGACTTATTTAACGACTTTTTGAATGCACTTCTAATCTGTGCTTTAGTCGCATTGTCACTTACCTCAAAATCAACTTCCTTATTCATCTCATTAGTAGAAAGAGCAAAGAACTTAGTATAGTTACCAATGGGAATAGAAACTGCTTTTTCTTTTCTCCACTTAGTAGAAATTCTTTCATCATAAATTCCATTCATACGTAATAATCTTTGAACTGTTGAATTACCTGCTAAACGAATACCAATGAAATTGACATCAGGGAAACTATCTTGAAGGTGTCTCATCAATGCAGCAGTTCCTTGTGTCCACTCTGAAAGACGATAGGTGGTTCCCAATTTACGATCCCTAAGATAGGTGCAAGTATTTCTTACTGGTCTGCAGAATAACTTTCTATCATAAGTATAAGGGTTCTCAGTCTCAGCATTATAAGAAAGTGGTTCTGATTCACCATCAGTCAAGATAATAGTTTGAACTTTTTGTAAGTCATACTTCTTCTTGAATTGAGGAATAATGTCATGTAGAACTATCAAAGAAGTATCTAATGGAGTGCCACTCAAATGAAATCTTTGAGGAGCATCAATCCAATATGAAACGTCACGAGCCATTGCACAAGTCAAACGCCAGAAGTTTCTGATTTGACGATCAAACTGTTTGATGTTTCCTTCACTAGATAAGAACTCCAACAAACGATAAGACTCAGGAATAAAAACTTCATTTCTCTTTTGTTCTTTGATGAGAGATTCATTGCTACAGCAATAACGTCTTTCATTATCGTTAACAAAGTAACAGTTAGTAAATCCATATACCCTGAATGGGATGTTTACTTTTTTACAGAACCACACAAGATTAAGTAACTGCTTAACAGTTGCACCTAAGCAGTCATGCATTGAACCACTCCAATCCAATAGAAAGAGTAATCCGTGATTCTTACCATCAGGTAGAACAGTTACCTTTTTGAAAAGATCCTCGTTGTATTTGTAAGTATGGAGTTTCGTTGTGTCCAATACTCCAGTCCGACTAGTAGCAGCACGAGCATAAGCATCTGCAGACTTTCTACACTCAAATTCTTTAACAAGATAATTGACCTCCTTATCTGCCTCCTTTTTATATTGCAATAAGGATTCGTCTATTGGTTGTGTATGTGTCTTTTTATTAAGTGGCTCTGCATAGATCATATCCCAGAACTCTTCACAAAAATCACTTATCTCTTCGTTTCTGATGATAATCTCATCAGGTATCATATGAGGTTTTTCAATATATGTATTATTTCTAACTGGTTTTTGAGCAATTTTCTTTAGGTTACCACCAAGACTCTTAGCAGTTTCTACATCTAGAGGAGAATCATTATCATCCACCCCAGTATCAGAAGCATCACCACTGCTCCCACTTTCCACATCAGAACTGCTATCAGTGTCAGAAATGGAAGACTCATCAGTATCACTGCTATCAGAGTCACCACTCCCAACACCTTCGCCATCCCCCATAGAAGGTTCAACACTTTCTGTTCCTTCTTGATCTTGATTAGTGGGTTGGTTTTCTTTGCAGAAATTATATAACGCTTCTGCAGCTGCGAGGGTGTCCTCAAACGTTTTAGCGTTTTCAACGACATTTACAATCTCCTGTTCTTGTGGGGTAAATTTGACTCCTAGAAATGCACCAATCTTAGCATGAAGATTTATCTTGTCTGCTAGATTGAATTCATCCACATCCTGATCTCCGACTTCAAAAAAATCTTTGCCATGAAGTTCACGATAACCACGATAGAATGTTTTGGCAATACCTAAGTACTTATCCTTCATCATCTTTTCTACTCTAACATCTTCACATACATTCACGAACTGTTGAGGTGCTTTACACTTCTCTGTCCAATCCTCATTGGGTGTGAATAGGGCATGAGCAACCTCATGACCAACCAACATATCAAACACGTAATTACTAGCATCCCAGATAGGAAGAGTAAGAACCCTGTTCTCTACATCAAACTGTGCTGTCTCAACTTCACGATGCTCTACCACAATGTTTTCTGTTGCCAAGAGTTTGGCAAGAGTTCCCTTAACTTCTAAATTAACTGTCATGGGGTCTTTGCTTGTATGCACATATTATAATACCCCTTCCGTGGGGAGGGGGCATTGAGTAGACGGTTTATCAACTGTCTACGCTTGGCACGTGCTTGACGTAGAGCCTGTGGTTTTAGATGGCGTTTCTGTTCCTTCTTGGAATGATGCTGCCAATTAGGAACTTTCATCATCCTCACCCCATGATTCTAGGTCACCGCTATCCATGCCACCACAAACAGTGTACTTGTCCTCTCCACCAGGTTCATTTAGATCTGCTGGATTAGATCCAACCTGAACGCATTTTTCTTCTGTCATAGTTCTTGTGCGACTGTGCTAGGCATTATACGGGAAAATCCCTTGACTTTCTCAAATCTTATCACATTGTCAAATTTGTCAAACATACCCTCCTTATGGGATATTACAAATATGTTAGCACCTTTGATAACATAACGGATAATCTTAAGGAAGTCTTCATTACCAGAACCATCAAGGGAACTATCAAACACCTCATCCATGATAAGAAGATTGGTGTTAGTAGAATTCTTATATGCAGCGATCTCACGCCAAGTAAAGAGTAACGCAAGATCTATCCGCATCTTTTCTCCCTCAGAAAAACTTGCATATGAGAAGTCTTCGTGAATAGGTGATTCAATACTTTCATTAAACTCCTCATCGAGAGTGAAGTTAATATAGAAGTCCATCATCTGAAGGTATCTGTTAACTTGTTGATTAATCAGTGGAAGATACTTCTTAATGATCGTCTTCTTTACTCCACTATCCTTGAGTAAACCAAATGCAAAGTCATGTTCTGAGATTAGTTCTTTTTGTTCTGCAACCTTTTCGTATGTTGTTGCAAGACTGTGTTGGTATTCAGCTAATTTCTCATGCTCAGTATTTCTATTTTCAAGTTGTTCGGTAATTCTTTGAATCTCCGATTCCAAATCCCTTGACTGTCGTTGTAGTCCAGAAACGAGCGTATTGTTTTGAGAAATGCCATGTGTTAGAGAAGTAACCTCCTGTGTGAGTTTAGTAAAACGAACCTCTCTTAACTCCTCTGCTTGTATCTTGGACTCTAATTCTTCGAGACCTATTTGGAGTTTGTTTATAGAGTTATTGAGATCCGTAATTTTATTTACCCTAAAAGATTCTTCTATAGATTGTGTACATGTAGGGCATGATACATTTTCTTTAAAAAAGTTATATTCACTACCAACTCTTTCTTTCTTTGTTTGTATCTTAGCACGTAGATTACTTAATTTTTTTATTGATCCACCAACATCACTTAATCCTAAAAGTTTACTATCAAGGGTTTCAAGCTCTTCAGAAAGTTTTTCATTCTTATCAATATACTCTTTGGCCTCACCTGCAATTTTTTTAATTTGTTGCTGTTTCTTTTTAATATCCTCATGACTTGTTTGCTCAATAGTCTTAATAAAATTTTCTTGCATCTCTACCTTATCAATCAAACTATCTTTCTTCAACTCTAGAGTTCTAACTTCGTCTCTTTTAGATCTAAGTTTTGCCTTAACAACCTCACTCATAGCAGAGAATATTTTAATATCCAATAGATCCTCAATCACCTCTCTACGATTAACAGCAGTCAATTGCATAAAGGGAACAAATGTACTAGATCCTAATATAACAATCTGAGTAAATGATTTAAAATTTAACTTAAGAATATTCTGTTCAAAATACTTTTGTTGCTCAAGTGCATTAGCAAATTGATCTTGTATCTTACCATCAATCCATATTTCAAACTTATTAGGTTTTAATCCACGTACAACTTTATAATCTCTATTCTTAACATTAAACTCAATCTCAACTACACCTTCTCTCTCATTGGTAGTATTAATAAGTTGAGACTTAGTTATTTTCCTAAAAGGTTTATTGAATAAAGCAAAGCACAAAGCATCAAGAATGGTGGATTTTCCTGCACCATTTGTACCCACAATAATATTTGTGTCATATTCGGTTAGATGAACTTCAGTAAACTGATTACCAGTGCTTAAAAAGTTTTTCCATCTAACCTTCTGAAAGGAGATCATGATCTAATTCTTCAGGGGGAATTACAATGTCATCTTTGGTGATAATAGAATAACGGTATCCATTGTGTTCACAGATTTGAATAGCAGAACGATCTTCTACTTCTATGATACTCATTTCTGGATAACCTTTATCTTCCAACATCATAGCAAATCGTTCAGCATCATCTTCCTCTACAAAGAGGTATAATACTTTCTGACCGAACCTATCATTGACAGCATAGGCTCCGCTATCTTCTTTACCAGAAACGGCAAGCAAGTGCATTATGTCACCTCACATGCCTCTTTGTAAACATTCTCCAATATTTTTTTAACCTTAGACTTGTCAATAGAAGTTTCAACCTCATCAACATACTGACTCAACAGACTAAGTGTATCTTCACTCTCTTGTCCTTGATATTCATGTGTAACAAATCCACTACCATAATCAAATGATTCAATAGTTTTTAACTCTGCAACACCTGCTTGATATAACTTATCAATAAACTTATCCAGTTTAGTTCCTTTTCCTTTGTCCTGGACAATTACTTTAACAATTTTATTTTCATAAGGACGTGCATCAAATGTCTGATGGTTAGTGTCATTAAAATATATCTTCTCAAAAATACTAAAAGGATTATTGATTGGTGTATGTTCTAAAGTTTCGGTATCAAAGATATGAAATCCTCTTACATCTCCACAATCATTCCAATAGATCTCATATGGATTACCTAAGTAATGAATATTCTCTTGAGAGTTTCTATGATGATAGTGTCCAGAGTATACCTTTTCAAAGTCTTTATATATTCCTTTATCATGACCATGCTCCATAACATGATATGCATTAGCCAAGAAACCATTAAGTTCTAAATGTCCCATGACAACACGACACTTAGACTTCTTAAGTTGTTTATACGTATTATCTTGATTATCAGAGTTTACCCAAGGTACAAATGATATATCCAATCCACCAAAATTCAGTTCCTCATATTCAGTGATAACACGGATATTATCGTACTCTCGTAATAATAATTCGCAAGCATTGATCTCATTAGTATTCTTGTAGTAGGCGGTGTGATTACCAACAATAGTCGTAAGATTAATTTTCCTATCTCGTAGAATGTCGAAATAGTTTTCTTTGGCCCAAGAGAGAGCACTGAAATTAATCCCTGTGCGATTATCGAAAGTATCCCCCATATCAATAACGGTATCGATATTATTATCTTTGAGATATGGAAAAAAGATTTCATCATAAAACTTCTGGAAGAAGTCGTGAAACAGTTTTGAATTTTTGCGAGCACCAAAATGCTGATCGGTTATGATCGCAACCTTCACTGATAACCACTCCGAAGTTTTGTATGGATATTATCCTTGATGCTATTATAATCCGAATAGTTCCCTCCGTCAAGTGTGTTATCATCAACCATCACTTGTTCATATCCAGAACGTTCTAAAATTTTGTTCTTGACTTCTAGTTGTCTTTTCTCCCTTTGAATACGTCTAAGAAAAGCGTAATGTATGATCTGGGTAAAATAAGCGAAAGGATTACTAGATTTAGCAGGATCAAAATTATTGATATACTGCACACAGTTTTCAATTCCATCACAGACCATATCATCTTTGAACATGTAATTGACAAAGTTTGGTTTGTATGACAGATGGGTTGCTATTTTTAGGAAACATTCACCAAGGTAATTAGTTATCCTAGGCTTAGGTTTTCCAAGTTCTTCTGCTTCTTTTACCGATTGCTTGTATGCAACAATAGCAGCAAGAAACTCCTTATTGTTTACATAGTGCTCGGAACGGGCTCTCCGTCTTGGCATAGTTGCTAATGACATGAGTATCTCTCACCTGTACATAATTATATCAGGGGCTTGACAAGATGTCAAATGTTCATTAGAATAACTCTGTTAAGGGTTCAGGGACAAGCCTTAGCTTTCTTTTTGTATATCTTTCTTATAGAGTTGTTCTAGCATTCTTTTAGCGTCTTTAACACTAGATATGTATCCCATACGTCTATCTATACGAGATAAATTTCCTTCTTGAGAAGACTCCTCAACATACCTTTGGTGTATCGAGATCATCTCCATGTCTTTACATTCTACCATAGTCATAATATTTTTCATATCTAGTACCATCATATCTTCATCATTGGTTTTCAACCAAGGTTCTACTTTATATCCAGCAACAATATTACCACCAGGTAATTTTACATTCTGAACTAACACTGGATGGTGTAGTAATAATAGAGTTCTATTTTCTTCATCACAAGCTGCTATCCGAGCGAATATTTCTTCCCCCGAAATTAGTTTTAGTGATGCATAAAAATCGTCTTCCATTATTTTTTGAGTTTGATTGAGATTATTTCATAATTGAATTGTTCTTCGTTGTAAGTTTTAATACGTTCAATTAAATGATTTAGAGTATAATTCTTGCGGGACTGATGGGTACAGTCATCCGCAATATCATACAGCATTGCTTTTACCTTGTCTTTTCCTTTTCTAAGGACTCTTCCGATTGACTGCAAGTTTCGTACTCTAGACTTAGAGGGTGATGCGAAGATAACGTTGTGTAACCTCCTGATATTAATCCCAGTACTGAAAGTACCATAGCTGGCAACAATAATCGCATTGGATTGATCCTCCGTAATTGCTCTAACTTTTTCTCGGTCATCAGCAGCAACACCACCATGTATGAAAAATATTTTACGATCTGCTGACTTATTATTATTTATTAAATTATATAACACTTCACCATGCGACTCTACTCTGCTATAAAGTAACAGGGTATTTCCCTTTTGATCTAATGCTAAGTTCTTTATAAAATTATTTCTTTGTTCATGTTGAATAAGATATTGTATCTCATCTTCATATGTTTCAAACTTGGTAGGCGGATGCCTTAAAACGAGACATGTAATGTCGAGTTTTGCTAATTGACCTTTCTCCATCAACTCTTTAGTCCTTGTCACCTTATATGCTGGACCAAACAATCCTTCTAATACCCACTTATGAGTTTGTGTACCATCAAGAGTACCAGTAAAACCAAATCGATACTTTGCAGTATGCAGTTTAGTCATGATCTGAATCAATGATTTGGATTTAAATTGATGTGCCTCATCTCCTACTACAACATTAAACTCCTCAAAATACTTTCGTGGTAACTTATAGATAGATTGCCACGTTGTAATGGTGACTGGACATGTTGTCTCCTTCTCTCGGCCTGCGTATATTTTGTGACAGTATGTCGCAGCATCCCAACCGTAGTCTTCAAAATCTTTATACATCTGCTCTACGAGAGATGTCGTTGGGACAACTACAAGACTTTTTTGCCCTTTACCTGTATAGTACCTCACTAGAGAATAAATCATCAAAGATTTTCCAGAAGCAGTTGGTGATATCAATAATCTTCTATGATGTCTTAAAGCGTCGTACACTCCCTCTATCTGGTATTCACGTGGAGTATGACGAGATATAGATGTCATATAATCTTTAACACCTTCCATCGACACCATCTCATCCACTTGGAATGGTGTGCCAAAATATTTGTTATCTAAAAACTTATACTCGTAATTATAATTCTTACAGAAAGAAGTTATCTTATCTAATAGACCAACGTATATCTCCCCTGTGTGGGTTGAGAAAAGACGAATCTTCCCATCCCAGTGCTTATTGCGATACTGTGGCATGAACTTTGCCCCAGGTACTTCAAATGTAAAATGATCCGAGAGTTCTTGGTATATGTGGGGCTCTGCTTTAACCCGAAGAAAGACCTCATTCTTTTTCTCAATTTCAAGATCAACCATAACCAGCAATAAATTTCTGCCACTCAATCGCATTCTTAATTTGATAAGTTCGATTACTTATCTGTTTTAAGATGCTCTCACAATAATTTAGGAGAGTTTCATAGTAGTCAATTTTGAGGTTAACTTCTTTTAGTTTTTCATCAGCATCAAGATACTTGGTCATAGTATCTTTATCTCTTATCTTCTTTCCAAAAGGATTCTTTTCATACACCTCTGGGTCTGCTTTTCCAGAATAGTATTCATATCTTTCATGTCTAATGTTTTTTCTTTGTTGTTCTGCTTTCTTTCTCAACAACAAAAAATTATTAAACATCTCATGGTACTTAGCATGTAATGCTGGTACTTTTAATGATTCTGTGTGAAGATTATCTGGATCAATCTGTGAGTCTTTCTCCCACATACTTTGCAAAGTTTCTAAATTCACATTGGTTGACCTTGATTGTTAACGATATTGTAGATAGTATATTTGAATGTTACCTCTGCAGTGAAGTAATCTATACTACCAGGTGTGGCATCAAACTGTAATGTTGTTAGTTCAGTTGGCCATAGATCATTATATTTTACCATAAATTGGGGATTATTGGTAGAGTCTAATACCATCAATGTCCCGTCACTCACTAGGTTATCTGGATTATTGGGATCAGAATCTGGAAAGCGATCATCCTTTCCACTTCTTAATAATGCAATCTCATTTAAACTATCTGGGTATGCTATTCCACGCATCCAGTTCTGTATTTGCATATAGTTTTCTAAATTCTCATCAACCAAGAACCTTAAGGTAAAGTCTTGGAAATCTATCTTGTCACCAGGTCTTGGAATATCTTTAAGATAAGTTGGTTGTTCAGCAGGTTGTATATTAAGACCTGGTATTTGTGCAGTATTAGAAAAGAAACTTACCTTAGGGCATTTGACCAATGTGAATTTAAATCCAATTGGTGAAAGAAAATTTCTATTTTGTATCTGTTTCTCAAATGGATTACTTGTTGCCATCAGTTCACGCAGGTCTCCAATGAACTATTTAGATAAAAAAAGAGACCCCCGAAGGAGTCTCTTGAAAAGTATATAAGCGTCTCGCTTACATAAGGTTCTTAACTGCAACTCTTCTGTAGTAGCGGTTGCTGTTAACACGTAGACGGCCAAGTCCCTGAGTGAGTCCCTCAGCAAATGGGTTTGAAACCATGCCGTAACGAGTCTTAAATCCAATTTTTGGTTGGAAGGTGTTCTCTCCAACTGCACGTACCATCTGTAGTGGAACGTATGGGCAGTAGAACAGACCAGCATCGTAAGGAGAAGTTCCTTTGTATCCAACAACATAGTACTGGTTACCATTCTGTGCGTTAGCAGCAGTTAGGTTAGCAGAATATGGGTCGATGTATACACGATACTTACCATTGATAGTACCAGCAAATGTGTTACCAGTGTCATCAACGTTAAGGTTAGCGTTCAATGCAGGAGTGTAATCTAGTACACCAGCCATTGTTAGTGCAGAAGCAACATCAGCAGAAGTAAGGATGATGTTACCCTTTCCACGACGAGTTCTTTGTGCGATTGCGTTAGCATCTCTTTCGATCTGGAATAGAAGTCCTTTGAACTTCTCAACTGACCATCTTCCGTTTGAGTCGATGTCTAAGTCGAATATACCAGCAGTAGAGGTGTTAGCGATAGCACCTTGCTCAGCAACCTTGTAGATAGTTCTAATGACTTCCCTGTTGATTTCAGCAAGGATTTCAGTAGAAAGGATGTTAGCAAGTTCTGCTTCAGCGTTAAGGCCGTGAATTGCCTTAAGGTCTTGAGCAAGCTCAAGTGAGTACTCAGCCTTGAGTGCTCTGGACTTAGCAGTCACAGTAACTTTCTCAATGCTGAATGCCATTTCAGCAAACTGGTTGTTAGCACCGTTACCTAAGTTCTCGGCATCACCAGTTACCATACCCTGACCAACATTATAGTCGGTTGAGGTTGCAGTACCAACAGGGTTTAGAACAGCAGGGTTAGTACCATTCTGACTGATAGTACCAATACCAGCAGGTACATCAGAGAATGCACTGTTGATACCAGCAGATCCATCTCCACCGAAATCGTTGGAAGACTGACCTGAGAAAGCAGTGTTTGCTTCGTTGTAGAATGCTTCAGTTCCACTTTGGTTAGTGAAGCGTGAACGCATTGCGAAGATTAGTCCTGTAGGGCCAGACATTGGTTGAACACCTGCCAAGTCATAAGCGACTAGGTTTGGCATTGAACGTCTGATTAGACTAATCAATACTGGGTCGAAACCAGCAACAGGGCCACCAGCTGTAGCAGATGAACTAAAACCACCTTGGGTTCCAGCAGCATTACCTGCGTTAGTTGGTGATTCCATCAAGGAATGTCCTTGACTGAATGCTTGCTCCTCTTTGAGGAATTTTTCTTGGTTTTCTAGTAGAACTGCGGTTACCGCCTTACGATGGGAATCTTGGATACCACCATCATGGTCCAATAGGGGCTTCCACTTTTCGACTAGATGCTCTGATTGGAACATCTTTCTTTAAGTGTGTAGTTTGATTTAATGTTTAATTCAATTGTTCATCTTGCCTAAGATATTCATGTAAGATTCCATTGAACCAGATACCTGCTCAACAGGTTCTCCGTCAGTGGCTTCCATTAATACATCGGCGGATGATTGAGGTGCAACCTTTTTATCAGAGAAATAAGATTCTCTCAGGGTGGTTAGCTTCTCTTTGTACGATTCTTCACTTTCAAACTCAACACCTTCAGCAAGTGTAGCGAGCTTCTCTTTCTGTGTGGCAGCAAGGCCTTCAGAAACTGAACCAAGAATTACGTCAGAAGTAGACTCAGAAAGTCTCTTATTTAATGCAACGTTCTTCTCGATTTGCTCGTTGAGTTTAGTCTCCATGTCATCTAACTTCTCTACCATAGTAGAGACAACATCATATTTTTCTTCAGGGATAGTTACATAATGATCTTCAAAAAGACTCTTCATACCAGACAAGAATGATTCAGTCATTTCTGTCTTAAGTCCGTGCTCAACTGCGAGTTGATTTTCCTTCAACCACTCTGCAGCAACGTACTCAAGGTATGAATCAGTACGTTCGGTGAGCTCAGCTTTGTGCTCTGATACTGCTTCTTCAATTGCAGCATTCTTTTCTTCATCAAGTCTTGCCTTGATTTCAGAAACTTTTGAGTTAATGGCAGCTTCAAAGATTGTTTTTGCTTTCTCTCTGAATTCTTCAGAAAGTTCTTCGCCACCTAATAGAGCATTGACATCATCTTCCATGTCATATGTCTCTAAAACTTCTTCTTCTTCAACAGGAGTTTCTTCAGAAACGATTTCCTGATCGATCTCGACTTCTTCTGCTTTAGATGATTGTCCCATTGCTCCTGTTTTACCTTTACGATTGGTAACCACATCAGAAACTTGCTTAATGGTTCCACCAGGTGTAGCAATCTTATTGCTATCGTCATCTGGTTTAGAATTTTGTGGAGTTGGTCCACCTAAATCTTCCCAACTAACGGCAGTACCGCCAGTAGTGAGTTTAGGCATAGCCTTATCACCAGGATTAGCATTTGCTGTTACGGCATTAGCTTCTGATACCTTTTCCATTTCTTGTAGTTTGCTACTCGCCATTGAAGTTTCCTCGAATTACCTTTTGTAATCTAAATTTATTTATTAAAGTTAGAGATTTGATAAGAAATCATTAAACAGATTCAACTTGTTCTCATCAAGTTTTTTCTGATCAACTAAAGTGTTGATGGTCTTGTATGTTTTACGAGCCATTCTTTCACGAAGAATGCCACCATCCCATACCCAATCTTTTCCTTCCATGATCCCTTCAACAAAGGCATCTGGAGCAGAAGGATCGGCAACAATGTCAGCAGCAGTTGCCAACATAAAGTCGTCTCCTACGACATTAATACCCTCACGTGTTGCTTTTAGAGAACCAATTCCTCTAGAAGAAACACCGAGTTTTACTCCCTCATCTACTAAGTTAGCAGCAATCTTACCCATTGGTGTGCCAAGAATCTTAGCCTTACCAATAAAGTTAGCACCACTCTCTTTAAGAGAAACAATCTTATGTGAAACTCTATCGAGATTCACGGTTGGTCCCTCTGGATGTCCAAGTTCACCAAGAGCACGTCCTGATTGAATGTGATTTTCGTTGTAACGTCCTACTTCTTTCCGAAGAGTTTCCATAGGATACATCCTACCATTACGATTAGTAATGTTTCCTTGTAAGAAAACACCCTCAATATACATAGACTTCTTGCCGTTCTTATTTTCGACTAGAAATTCTACCTGTTCAATTTCTTCCGTAATGAGTTTCATTATGCGTCACCGCTTATTTGAACTTGTTGTGCATATAATGTGCCAGTACTGCTATCAGTTCTAGCAGCAACCTTAAAGGATTTTCTCAAAGTACCATCATCACCACCACCTGAATCAGAATTGACCCAGTTACCACTAAAACCATTGGATGAGTAATCAACAACCACTGATACACTTTGTGCATTATCACCAGTAGAATTACTGAATGATGGGAAGTTTATTGATTGAATTGGATGATGCTCAAACGACCAACCAGACTTGTTGCTTGAAAGTGAAACAGTATCTCCAACTTCAAATGGACAACCAATTACTCCTTGTGGGAAGAATATGGTAGTGACTCCACTTGCTGCAGGACTCTTGATAACATTAACACACCTTTGAGAACTTGGTTGCCCTAAGTTAATTAAAGCAGTTCCTCCCGCAGGTACATAATAATTTGCTTCAGTTGCTACTGGTGTTGAACCGTATCCAACATGAGCACCTTGTGTTAAAGCTACTACTCTCAAAGTATCACTCTTTTGATCAAATTGAATTGATTGAGCACTGGTAGTGCCTGTTGCAAAAGATGTACTATTTCCGACTGGTTGATGTGCAGCCATTACTCTTCTTCCTCAGTTGTTTCTGGTTCTGTTGCGTCTGCAACTGGTTCGTCTTCTACTTCAATCTCATCTTCTATTTCAGGAACTTGATCTCCAAAGAGACTATCTGCAACTTCAGGCTTCAAAGCATCAACCTTATCTGCCGTCTTTGCATATAGTAGATCCTTAATAGCATCACTCACCTGTGAAGGTGAATCATTTGCCACAATAGCATCCATTAAATCGTCCATACTAATGGTCATAACATTTCCTATAGGTTATTTATATCTCTCCGTCCTTAGGTAGTTTTGTCATACCTGCGTCTTTCGATCCTTCAAGGTTTGGTTCCATAACTGGAGCACCTAAATCACCGCCACCACCAGCTGCTTGCTCTCCTACACCTGGAGACATACCATTGAACCCATCAACTGTCATTGCTATTTCTGCAGGATCTTGAATTATTCCTTCTGCAATTTCCTTTTCAATCAGTTCATCTTGTTCTAAGATATCCTCATCAGATTGGCGAAGAATTTGTCTCCTAATATAGTCTTGAGAATAGTACTTACCAATATAAGGTTCTGCTTCCATAGCAAGAGAGAATCTTTCTCTTTGTAATTCAGCATCTTTAAGTTCTGAGAAATGATTATCATAGTTAAAGTCAAACTGAATATTCTCAGACATTGACTCCCAATCCTCAGGAGTACAAACATTCTTAAGAAGACATTGAGTTCTTAAAATATCTAAGAATAGATTAGAAAATCTCTTACGTAATCTACCAACAAACTTGGTAAACTTAAGTTCATCTCTTAAGATTTCAGAGGATCTACCTAAGTTAAATCCACCATCTCCTTCAATTCTAGAGATAGGAACATTGAGTGACTTATAAAGTTTCTTCTTAAAGTATTCAATATCTGTAATCTCTCCAAGGTTTTGTCCACCTGGAAGTGTTGAGATCTCAGTTCCTCTTCCACCCTCACGTCTAGGTAACCAGAAGTCCTCCATCATAGACATGAACTTCTTGTCATCACGGATTTCTCCAGTGTTTGCATCGTAAACTAATTTGTTACGATACCTCATCATGACATCACGAAGGTATTGTTCGGCCTTCATCTTAGGAAGATTACCTACATCAATGTAGAATATTCTTCTTTCTGGAGCACGAGATAAGCGATAGATTACAAGACTATCCTCAATCATTCTAAGTTGATTAAGTGATTTGATTGCCTTATGAAGGTATGAAAGAACAGAACCTTTGTTTCTATCTACCAATCCTGAAGTACAATATGCAATAGAGTCTTTCGAGAAACGGACACCTTTAGTGTCTGTAAGGTCACTAGATGGGTTTAGAGCACCACCTACAGTGTTCTTAGTACTGTAAATAAAATATTCTTCTATATCTGGAAATGCACTATGAATACTATTAACTTCTTTTTGACTCTGGATAGCAGCTATTCTACCTGCTTCACCTGCTTTATCTTTAACAGCATGACGAACAAAACGCATTTTCATTGCGTCAATGTAACGCAACTCTTGAATACCCTCTTCAGGTTTCTTTAGATCGATAACTTTATGATAATATAATCTACCATCTACATACCAGTTACGATATATCTCATGAGATTTTTTATCAAAATCTAAAAGATCTTTAACAAATTTAAATTCTTCTCTAATTTTTTTCTTAATACCATCACTAGCATTTAATTTTGATAGTTCAATCTCTACAGGACTTTCATTAGTATCAGATACTATTGCTTCTTGTATAACATCTTCAATTGCAGCATCCACTTCTGGATGCAAAGCCATCTCTCTGTATCTACGTATTAATTGAAACTCATTCTTAAATACACCTTCTAAGTCAACATAGTTGCCAAAAAACCCCGAAGTCATATAGTAATCACTTTGGTCCTCTTTGGAATCGGGGACTGGTGATACTACCGACTTCGGAGTTTCTTCATTATTCTCAATCGAGAATCCAAATAATTTAGCCATCTATACTATGGACTATACCGTTCATAGTATTTAGTATAGCACAAATATTACCTTATGTCTGCAGCCTCTGCAGATCCAAATGACTCGAAGAACTGAACTTGGAATTCAACTGTAAACTCTTCAAGAGTGTCACCTGTTTCGTAAGATAATGCTATCTCAGAAATGTTAGTTGGGAAGATATCAAAGAACTTGTATGCTCTCAACACATTTGCTGCTTCTGTAGGGCCTGGACCAGTTATATCAGCAGTTGGAGATTCGGATGCAATAGTTGCTCCTCTACCTAACTGATACACAAATGCATCTTGCATGTAAGAAGTAGGTGCGGTTGCTCCAGTGTTATTATCTAACTTGGAGATACCATTCATCCATCCTTCAAAAGCAGTACGAAGTCTAAAGTCTTCGTCGTTAATAACTGTAATAGTCCAAGGATCGAAAGTTCTGTCTCCAGCAACTTTTAAAATACGACCTCTGAAAGGAACGTCTATTGGTGCGACGTTAGATGCAGGAAGATTAGCAGCCTTACATAAGAAGCGTAGATTGCTCTTATCATCATTGTTGTAGACTGCACCGACATAATCTGGGAAGCTAGGAATTGCTACTTCAAACAGATTAGGACGTGCTCCACCACCTCTCAGTTTACTTTTAAACTGAGAGATATTTCTTACTGCAGGGGGGTTTGGTGCGGTTGCCATTTACGTTTGCTCCTTAATTATACTCTACCAGCAACTTCCTCGAAGCTGACACCTGTGCGAGTAGCAACAAATGTTAGTGAAACGAAGTTGATAGATTTAGCGGGCTTGAGGAAGATGTCAGCACGGAACTCATTATTATCTATGACATCTGGTGTGTTGTTTGTCTCGTCACAAATTACTAGGAAGTCATAAAGACCACGCTTACTTTGTACGTCACGTAGATATGGTTCTACGATATTGATAAAGTTTGCACGAGTAATTTCGTCATTGAACTCAAAGAGTTGAGCTTGTGCAGCTCTCTCTAGTGCCTGCTCGACTGTAAGGAACAGTCTTCTAACGTTAATTCTGTCAAACGCTGAGGCATAACTAAGGGCAGTTTTGTCTCCGAAGAGCATAATGCCGATACCAGGACGGAATACAATCGGGTTGATCCGCTTGGTGTAAAGTGAATCTCTTTGTGCCTGCGTAGGATTGTAAGCCAACTTAGTAGCGTTATTAAGAACACCACGTTGTTGTCCTGCAGGAGAGAACCAAGGGAAGAACTCTCTATTAGTTCTTACCATTAGTCCAGCAATGTCTCCGTTACATGGAACATATCGGAATTCATTGTTGAACCTATCAAACATATACTTATAACCACTATCTAGAATTAGATATGAAGATGAATTTGCACCATCTAGAGTGGCAATAACGTTTGATGTTTGTGTTGCAGAGTTGGTGATGTTAACAACGTCTCCACGTTGAGGACCAGCAACAGCAACGCAATCTTTTCTATTCTCGGCAAGATCTGCTAACTTGTTGATCTTAGCTTGTGATTCTGCTCTAGTATCACAACCAGGACCAGCAATCAAGTAATCAACAGCGATCTCGTCTTTTGTTTGGAACTTGTTGTAAGAAGTAATCAAAGCACCGAGTGTTGCCTTGAATCCATTTGCAGCAGTGTAATCATTACCACCTGTAAGTGAATAAGTGGTAGCACCAATACCTGCAAAGTATCTTACATCTCCAGCATTCTGTCCCCACTGTGCATCAGCATTGCTAATAGCAGTGAACTGTGTATCAGCAAAACCAGTGTTAACTGGTCCAGTAAGACGCAGTGCGTCAAATGCTATGGATGGATTATATCCTGCAAATATTTTCTCTGAGAAGTCTGCAAGATAATTCTTATACCAAATGTTTTGTCCAGCACCAGATGTATTCTCAGCATCAAGTGCTTTAGAAAGTGAGACGTGCTTCTCAAGGATATTACCCTTGATACCTGTGATTGATCCAGAGTCATCAACAACAACGACATGCATTGCATCGTTGTATGCACCTCTCTCAACAACGTACTGATTAGTTACTGGTTTCTGAGCAATTGATTTCCAGAAGATAGTTGCGTTATCTAATTGGAGAGTCTGAGAATCATACCAATCTGCAACTGCAGAAGGTGTGAATCCACTAGAAGAATCTACTGTACCAGCAGGAAGCGTTGTGAACAAAGCTTGTGTGGTATCAAATGCATAGATGCCTCCTTCAGTGTAATCAACCTTAGTTTCGGTTGAACCACCACCAACTGTTTCTACACGAGAAACAACCTTAACATCAATTGTTGAATTACCACCAACAGCGTCAGTAGAAACACCAGTAACAATACCCTTAAGGAATCCTGTGAAACTAGAAGTAGTTCCAGCACCAGGAAGAACTGTGCTTAGGGGAGCAGTTATACCATAACCAACAGTTACACCAGAACCTGCTAAACTTGTAGAAGATACAGTAAGTGTCTGATCAGCAAAGTCGTCAACGAAACAAACTTTTAGACCTTTTGCCCAAGTACCAGGATTCTTAGCGGCGTAATAGAAATCGGTAGCATTAGTGTAGTTAGACTGATAATCGTCGTAACTCTTAATCTTCAGAGTAGTAGTATTAGCAATACCAACACCAGCGTTAGCATTCTTGAGGTCATCATCATCAGTTCTAGCAACCTTAATGATACCACCATATGAGAGGAATGACGATGCTGTCATCCAATATTCATACTGACTGTCGGTGCTCAATGGCTTACCGAAAGTGTTGATTAAATCCTGTTCTGTTTCCACAGTGATTGGATCATCAACAGGTCCAAGTTCAAAAGGGCCTGCGATTGCACCGATATTATCGAGTACATTATCCGCCCTTCCTACTGTTAGATCGACTTCCCTGATTAATACACCAGGTGATACTAACTGAATAGCCATGCTTGCGTCCCTCTGAGAGTTCCCAATTTCCTACAAATTATTTATTGAAAGCTACTTTTTCAGAGGGGAAACCGTGCGTGAACTACTAACGATACTCCCACATATAACTCATATCACCATAGGTTGACTCTATATCATCCCTATCTGCCTTAGTCCATCTAGTACCATCTTCATCTACAAATGAGTCATCTTCTAGTCCATCAAGCATAAAACCAAATGGTGCCATGTCCTGTTCTATCTGATCTCTTTGATCTTCATATAGTCTTTTTCTTACATCTTGATCAGTAAGTTCTTTAAAATAATCCTGTGCCACCAACCATGCGTATATCACAAGACACATTGCTAAGTCATCATTACAACCATCATCTGCTTCAAAGGAATTACTCTTTGAGATAAATGTAGTCAATTCTGATATGATGTCATAATCATTAAATAAAACCTTGTCAGCCTCAATCATTGTCTTAAGATTCAATGCTCCGACTTTCTTCACAGTCTTGGACATCTTAACACCAAGTTGAACCTTAGATCCAGAGAATCCTTGTCCTATAACCTGTCCTGCTCTTCCTCTCATTGATGACATGAGAAGATTAGGATATTCAAAATCATAATTTAATATAGATGCTACCTGATCTCCTATATCATTTACCTCAACTAATATAAAAGCATCATTGTATCCTTTACAAGTTTCGTGTATAATATTAGGGAACAACATAGGTTTAATTTCATTATTCCTATACTTTGCTACAACTTTATGGGGAAATGTGGTTATGTCTACGATTATAAATGTAGAATAATCTTCACCCACACCACGAGCAACGTCCACAGTGCAAACATAATCATGTTTCTCTTGTGGTTCCTCATATAAATCCAATCCTTCATTCGACATTTTTGGTTTGTCATAAACCAAGGATTTTAATTTTGCTGGATTTATTAAAGTGTCAACAGAACCTAAGAAGTTACATTCAAACTCAACCTTGAATTGTGCTTCTGATGTGTTAGCAATAGTTTGTTGTTTCCATGCTTCATCTCTACCAGGGACTTCACTCCAATGGACTACAGTAGGTACATATTCATTATCTCCGTTCTCAGCATCGTGCCACATGCGATAGAAGTGGTTCATACCCTTAGGGGTAGAGACGATGATAATCTTAGTTGATTTACCAGATGAAATTGTAGGATATACTGAACTAAAAAAGTCGTCAGCAATATGATTAGGAACGAATGCAAATTCGTCTAGGAATATGATGTTAAAGGTCATACCCCGAACTGCAGCAGCAGAGGTAGATGCTGCCATAATCTTAGAACCGTTCTCCAGTTCTAAACTACCTTTGTTCCATACGAGGATACCCTGTTGCATCCATTTTGGTAAGTTTTCGTAAGCAGTCTGAAGTCTTGCTAACAAGTCTCTGGCAGTCGCTGCCTTGTTTGCAAGGATACCAATATTAACATTATCATTAAAGATAGCATAATGAAGTAGATAAGATACAGACGTGGTTGACTTACCAGTCTGTCTAGGCATCATACAAATATTAAATCTATTCTCATGAAATCTATTAATTAACTTTTCTTGGAAGGGCCACATATCAAACCCAACCAGTCCCTCATCAACGTTTACAATCTTGATATATTCACGAGCAAAATAAACTGGATTAAGTTTGCACTTAATAAATTCATTAATTTGTTCACGGGTAAAATCAATCTCAGTATTTGCTTTCTTGAGATTGGGATTACCAAGATATATTTCTTGAGCCATAATTAAGTTTGTCGATAACCACTAACGATAAAAGTACAAGTTCCACCAGCACCAGTTGATTCAAAATTACCAGCACCAACGAACAAAGCATCTCCACTATTTTCAAGAACTAAAGGAGAGGCATAAACATCAAATCTATAATTTCCTCTATCTACAATATTTTCATCAGCAATCCTAAAATCAGGGGAATCTGTAGTTCCTCCATTAGGAACGAAATAAATCTGAGCACTAGTAGACGCTCCGTATCCAGCATGTGCGTATATACCATCAATATAAATCTTTTTATTGTCAATACAAGTAATCACACCTACAGTGCTACCATAGGCAACCTTTATGGGATTACATATTTTACCATAAACAATTGGATTTGCCATTAATTGATACTACTAGATTTAATTGCTTGGATTCTTTTGAAAGTTTCTTTTGGTTTATCAATCATATTTTTCTTTCTCTTTGCTATTTGTTTAGATTGAACCTGATCAACTGTAGGGCAATTGGCCTCAGGTAACTGTAAAATTGGTTTAGTAGGATCTCTCATGACGACATCATAATTCATGACCCTAGATCCAGGATATACTTTTACAATTGCATCTTGTACTTCTCTCTTAGAAGGAACCTTTAACTCAGGGAAAAACATCTGAAGAGACATATACTTACCACGCCATTGGAACGTGACATACATTGTCTGTCCGTTTACTCTTGGAAGAGTTGTTGCTTCATAAGTATAAGTCTTTTTACCAACTTTGGTTTGACCATACTCACTAGTTCTACCTGGACGCACTTGACCTAACTTAGTTCCTTTTCTAGAAACACCAGTAGATGTTTTACGTCCCCTCTTAGTAGTTGGGTGTAATGTTGCTTTGTCTTTTCCTCTTTTTGTGATCACAGCATCTTGGTCATACTTCTTACCAAGACGTTTCATTTGCTTTTTAAATTTCCTAAATTTTTTCTTAGGAGCATTAACAGCAATAGATGGTTCACTTACTGTTTTCTTTTCACCAGTTTTACTATCTGTTTCAGGATACTCACCTTTTACTTTCTTATATCCGTAACCCATACTACGGACTTTTTTACCCAGTTCCTTGTTACGTGCTTTATTTTCTTTACTAGATTTGTCACCCCTATTAGCAGTTAGGACTGCGGTGCTGCGTCTCTTAGAGTGCTGCACCTGACGTGACATACTGCCTTCATCTATCAGCATTTCCACTTCCTCAACGCTAAAGCTTTACGAGTAGGTCTACCTTTCTCGTCTTTCATCGGTCCCTTCATACCACCCATGCGAGCACAGAATGATCTCTTTCTAGGACCGCCTTCTGGTTGTGGTGCTTTTAGATCAGATCCAGGATTCTCACGTTCGTAAGACTTTCTACCTTTCTCATTCAAACCACCAGACTTATTCTTACCTTCCTTGCGTTGCCATGCAGCAGACTTCTCTTGTATTTCTAGTTCTTCATTCTTTGGTCTACAGTCAGCAACCATTTTTCCACCTTTCATTTTCATACCAACTTTCTTATGAGTTTTCCAACACTCATCATAGAATTGATTAAATGTTTTGTATTCTACTTCCTCCTTCTTACTACTATTACCCCAATTAGCAGCACCTACTTTACGGCACTTAACCAATGCACCTGATGCATATGCACTAGGCCATACAGAGTAACGTGACTTTACTTTATGATAGCAAGCATCTTTTGTCCCACTGCCCTTACCTTTCTTATCTGTTTCTGTTAATTGTGCTTCTTCTGTTTTATATGCAGGAACCTTTGCACCTTTAACACCTCTTCTTGCCTTATGCTCTTCTCTACGTTTGTCAATTAACTTACCTCTCTTATTCTCTGGATCAAACATTGCTGGTTCACCATGACCAGGACCAGATCTTCTATAGTTTCTTATGCTTGCTTTACCATAATCTGAACGACCCTGATCAACCTTAGCCTCTACCTGAACTTCTTCTTTAGTCATACCTGATTGAAAACGATATCTGTCTAAAGGATCCAACCTTTTCTTCTTTTTAAAAGTACTCTTAACTTTATCTACTGCTTTACCAACAGGGCCTTTTACTCTAGATGCATCAGTCATGCCTGATTGATAAATGGCAAGTCTAGGATCTGCCTCTGTTACATGCTCTACTTCTTCTTTACGAGTCTTCTTTTTCTTCACGCAGTTTGGATATCTCTTTCCAAACATAGTCTTCATACCCTTCTTCTCATAACCTTTCCAACATGCTTCATCAAGCATATCTTTATAACGCTCATAATATTCTTCCTTTGATATAGGAACACAATTAGGAACCATTCTATTTCCTTTTTTCTTTAATCCTTTTTGTGTATATCCATCCCAACATTTCTCATTCATTTCTTTCTTTTTATTCTTCTTACCATAAGTAATGCAAGGATCCTGTCCACATCCACAATTCTTCATATGACCTTCATTAGTCATTTTCTCCAGTTTATTTGCTTGACCCTTATGCATCTTACTCGCTTTAGCAAGTGCCTTAGACTGTCCCTTATGTAATTTACTTGCTTTATGAAGTTCCTTTGCAATTACTTTGAGTTCCTTTTCCTCGTATTGAACCTGATCTTCTAATTCTCTAGGAACTCTATCAGTTGAACCTGAAACCGTGCTGGCATAATCTCTTCTTTGCATTGCTCTTCTTGCCTTTGCACCAGCATCCATTGCCTTAGTCGCTTTCTTCTCCTTCTTTCTCTTACCAATCATGGTGATGACACTTTCCATAGCAGGTTTATCATGTTTCTTTTTACTACCAATCTTCTTTTTTAAACCTGCATAGGCATCGCCGTAAAGATTGTTGTCTTGCATGGAAGTTTCCTCTTTCATTTTTTTCTTCCTTGGACTATCGGTTGAAACATAAGTTGG